GTATGCAAAGTACGTTCCACCGCTCATGGAGGCTACCATTACAAATGAAACTATGCTAAGAATATTAGCAATTTTTTGAAACATGATTAAATTTGCAATTTTGAAAGCACTATCTTTTACGAGTGTGCTTGTATTACTGCTTATTGTAGCTCTATCCCCTCTCTACGTCACTATGGGGTTAATGACAAGGCAAATGCAAGAAAAGGTTAATTAATCAGCATCTGCAATAGTATTTCCTTTATCTACCCACAAAAGATATTCTTGGTAATCTATATTGTTTTCATCAATAGGAATACAAGCTCCATCTTCTATTCTTATTATTGAAGTAGATGTTTTTCCTTCATCAACTCTAGATTTTTTATAAGTGTAGGTCATAATTCTGAATCTCCTTGTAGATAACCAGCCGCATCAGTAGGGTAAAGATGTCCAGGAGCACCATTACTAGCAGAAGTAGTGGTAATTCCAAATTTTATTCTACCTCCAAAATCTGAATTTAAATCAGCAGCATGAATTGCATTAACTGATTCATAACTACCTGAGACTTCCGAGTCAAAAGATAAATTATTATAAGTAAGACTTGGATTTGCTCTCATTGGAACTGGAAATTGACCTAAAACTCTTGCTTCATTTTGAGATCCTGCAACTATACCACTAAATATAAAAGCATTCTGAATTAATCCTAACTTAAAGAAATATCGTTGACACTTTCTTAAAGTTGTGTTTTTGTCCTCAAATTCAAAATCTGTTGCCACGCTACCTACTTCTAATTGGACTCCTGTAATCTCATATGTTGCATCATTTGTTGTGTACCATGTTGAGGGAAAATCAGGCATTTTTGCAGTTCCATCATATGTTGCCCATGTATTTAAAGCTACACCAGATGATGTCTCGTCTGTTCCAGAAAATTGATGAATCCACAATTCAAAAGCACCACCAACATTATTATCAAATTGTAAGTTAGAATTTCCTGGAATTGTTTTTGTTACTTTAGTCCAAGTATTAGCAGTTAAAGATCCAGTTTCAAATGGATATTGATACATTGTTCCATCTGTACTTCTTATAAAACTATAAAAATTCTGTGCAACACTTGATTTTACCCAAAAAGATAAAGTTATAAAACTTGAGCTAGAATTATAATTCCAGCCAGAGTTAACTATATCTTGTCCTTCTAACATAGTAGATATTCTTACAAAGTAATTACTTCCAGCACCACTCGTTTGATTTCCGTTTGTAACTCTAAAAGCCTTTCTAAAACCTAAAGAATATGGTGTTGTTCCTGATGCAACATCAACCTGTGCTTGTTGTGGTGCTTCATCTGCTCCATTATGTGTCAATCTAAATCTATCAACAGTAGCATAACTATTATTTGAGACACTAGATGACGTACCACGTTGAGCTATGGTCATTCCTCCGTTGATTATCAAATTTCTACCTTGCCTGTTAGATAAATTAGCAGTTGCCGTTCCATCAGTATTATTTATGCTGATTGCAGCCGAGGTTGCACTTACCCCTTTAATCGAATTTACCTTGATCTCTGACATAATTAACTAGGTTTTGGATACTTGTCCTTAATAGCTTTGATCTTAGTTTTCCAACCAGCTACACCACTATGATAAATCGTATCAAGCTGATCTTCAATACTTGGATATTCTGCTGCTCTGTCTCTTTGATATTTGGTTGCAGCTAACTCAGCATCTATTGTGGCTCTTGCAGCATCTACCTTACTTTGCTCAAGAGTTACAGACTTTCCATCTTTGTCAAAAGCACCAGTAGAATCATCAATAGAAACAACTGTTCCAGCGTATGCTTTGTAAATAGCCTCGTGATCTAAACTCATTATGCTGCTACCTCTATTGCTGTTATGGTTGAACTCATTCTTGGTGCATAATCATTGTTAGCATCATATTGGGCTCTATTGAGATATAAACTAGAACCAGATTGGTGAGCTAGATACCAAGCTACATTATAAGTAATTGCAGAAGTACTACCCGCAGTATCTAAAAAATTTATAACTGAGTTATCTATAGATTCACCATTATTTGGGCTGCGTTGACCAAAATAACCTCGTGATCTGCTTCCTGACGCATCACCAAGTGCAATAGCAGTTCCACCCTTTTCAAGTCTCAAAATATAATATGACTCTGCGGAAGCACATGTGTTCAAATTTGCCGTCACTAAAATTTTATTACTCGATGAAGAGGGTGTTATTGAGACACTCATACCAGAAATATCTGTCCATGTATCTATTGTACTTATAGAGGTCGTATCTGATTTAAATGTTTGTACAACTTGAAGAATTTTCCCCGCATTTGCGGTTGTAGCTATCGTTCCATCTGTTACATCTGGAAGTGTAAAAACTCTGTTGTTAGCTGAAGAAGAAGGTGCTTGTAAGCTGAAAGACCCACCACCTGATGCTGCGTTTAGTTTAATCTTTGCTGTCATAATTAACTTGGTTCGGTAGGAAAAGTAACAGAACTCATATCTAAATTACCATTAGAATCAAGTGCTGGTGATGAATTAGCTGGTAAATCACGCAAACTTTGACGATATGTTTTCCATTCTGTCTTTTTACTTGTGCTTAAAGGAGAATCAGTAAGAATAACCCAATCACAAGCTGTTAATAATTTATCTCTTTCTATTCTTAATAATCTCATTGGTTCAGCATTTGTAAGCCTTGTCAATTCTGCATTAATTTCAGATTCAGTTGGTTTTGTAGAGCTATCTAGCCAATTTAAACCAGAATAATCTAATCCTGTCCAAGTCCAATCTGTATTAGGTTTTAAACTTGCAAGAGCGGCAAAAATTTTATACTTCATGGTTCTAGCTCAATTAATGTAAGAGAGTAAGATTGAGTATCTGTTTCAAGGCGGTCTGTATTACCAGACGATCTAAATATTGCAAACGAGTATTCTTGTGATGAAGTTGTGTTTGGTGAATCAATAAAATTAAAAGCAATTGGAGTATAAGGATAAATGTTTGAAGAAACACCTCCGAATTGTTTATATATTTCAGTTCCACCAACAGAACCTCTGTAAATTTTAAACCCAGAATATGCGTTGCTTGTGCCATATACAAAAGTATTTGCATTAGCTAATATTAATATTTTATTACTTGCACTTGCAGGAGTTATTGTCTGACTAGTCAATTCTAATTCTGTGCTTCCGCTTGTAACTTTACTTGTTGTTAAGGCTCCAGAAGTGACATATTTAACAATTTTACCTCCAACACCAATTCCAGTAACACCGCTATTTGTGATTGACATTCTTTCAACACCACCAGTTGAAAACTTGATAGTGTCAGCAGCAGGAAAGCTAATACCGCAATTTGAATCAGTCCCAGTTAAAACTGGAGCGGAAACAGATCCCTCAACCCCAGAAATACCAGTAGTGCCGTTAATGTTTAAAGCCATAATTAAAGAATAACAAGAATTGCACCAGATGGCACAGTTACAGTAACACCTGAGTTAATTGTAGGGCTAACTGTATGTGCGTGTTTATTGGCGGTCAAAGTGTAATTAGTTGTAACTGCTTGATCCGATTCAAAAAATACTGCATCTGTACCGCCTCCAGTAGCTCCAGCACCTCCACCAAGCTCTCCCCATCCAGTATTTTTATATCCTTCAAACCTATTTTGATCTGAGTTATATCTAAATTGTCCTATTGCTGCTGCTGGTGCTCCAGACTGTCCAGGCTGTTGTGCATCAGTACCAACAGGAATTTTTAAAAATCCAGTAGATGACATCGTAACATCACCTGTCATTGTAGGTGTTGCTGCATTAACTAACCCTAAATTTGCCTGTGTAATATTTCCAATAGTTGTAAACGTACCCGTTCCAGAAGATACGGAAGTGCAGATTTTTAATAAATTAGTGGATGAATCTATATGAGGTTGAAATTGAACTACATTTCCATCTCCAGAAGGATCTCCACTTGCAGAGTTTACTGTTCTTAAAGCATCAAAAATATTATTTATTGCTGCACGAACCGCAGCACCCGTTCCATTAGCTGCATTAAAATTATTACCCGTTTCTTTAGTTGTACTATTGACTCTTGCCATTTCGGTAATATTTTATTTTATTTTATCATCCCTTACCAAATCCGACAGCCTGATAAGTGAAATTTCTATCAATCGAAGCATTTGATGAATTTTTAAAGTGAACAGTAAATCCTGTACCACTAATATTAGATAATTCAAAGAAATCGCCACTAGCCATATTCTGTGCAGTTATTCCGATTGAAGGTAAATTCGAATTCACTCCACCTATAGCAGAAGTTCCAGTAAAGAAGGTATGGTCAAATGTAATAGCTTTTGCCCCTGCTCCAGATGCAATAGTAGTTGTACTTTGTTCAGTTCTTCTTTGGAACGATGCTGTGTAACCTAACTGAGATACTTTTATGTCTTGGTCAGGATCATTACTTGTCATATTTACCTTAAATTTAAATCCTCTACCTTTATAAGTTCCGTTAGCAAATGTTTGGAACGCTGTATATGTAGGCGATCCAGATGAAGGATTGTCTTGCGTAACAGCAACTAACATTTCTGCATTTACTTTGGTTGCAACTGACCCATCAAAATCTACTCTTGCATCTATATCTGAAATCGCATCAAATAAATCTGAAGGGAAAAACGCTTCTGTTAAAAAATGTCGTTTTAAATCAAGACTAAATACACTACCTAAATCTAAGAAAGCTGTACCAGGAGCACCTCCAAATTCATATGTGCCTAACGGAGAAATGCCTCCAATATCATCTATAGAACTTTCAAGATCAAAATTAGTAATTGCATCAAATAAACCCGTACCAGTTAAATTAAGAGAATTTGTTACAGCATCAAACGCAACATTAGTCTTTGTTCCTTGAAACTTTGGAGTGTCTAAATCTTCTCTTCGTGTTAAAGCTACTAAAGGTGCAAGGTTATCAGGTAAATCTATTACAACACTTGCTTCTCCTGCACTAAATCTACCCCCATCATCTTGAAATTTTAAAATGTACTCTCCTTCTAAATAAGGAACTTCCGCAGTTGTGGTATTTCCTGCAAGTGCTTCGATAAGGTCAGTAGCATTAGAGAAAGTTCCAGTTCCATCTGTTTTTGTAGAGTGTCTTACATAAACTCGACCACCATGAGTAACATCTATATCTGCTGATAAATTCCAACGTAATCTTACAAGTTTGTCACTTATAGGTTCTGCGGTTAAGCCAGTTACATCTCCTGGAATAGCACTCTTTCCTACAGCAATATGTGTAAAAGTTGTTGGGTTTGCTGAAGATTCAAGATTTGAACCAACACTAGCTAACTCAAAATTATAAGTACCTTCTAACGAATCCAGTATTTGAAATTCTGGTGTCTGTGATTTTAAAGTTTGAAAATTACCATTATCTACCTGATACTTCAATTCATAATGAATAGCTCTTGGCACAGAATTAAAGTCTACATTTAATCTTGTTCTTGCTCTATTACCTTCTGTAAAAAATTCTTCAGTAACAACAGGAGCAGAAGGAGCAGGAACAGGTTCATTTAATATAGTTATATTGCGAACTGGTAATGGAGATCCATCTTCTATAAATGCAAACTTTCCTGAGTTGTAAGCCGTTCCAACAATCGCATAATTATCTTTATCTTCAGTTACACTTACTACTCTCCATTGAGTAGTTTGTAAGGTTGTATTTTCAAGAATCCAAATACTATTTCTATTGGGAGCAGAAGTAAAACTGGTTGCAGTCGTTCCATCAGCCCTTGTTACAGAATTTACTGTTATCACTGCTCCAGATATTGAAGATACAGTTCCCTTCTCTACTTTGCCATTAGGTAAGACAACGCTAACTGTTGCGTTATTTGTGGCATCCAAATCGGTGTCTGCTGTATTATCGACAGTAATTGTTGTGGTTGTTGCGGAACTAATACGACCACCTCGTCTTACCCCTGCCCTTACTGGATCGCTGACTTCAATTACTTGCCCTGGTCTGACAACTACACCCTCGCCTATACCTGTAGTAAAACTAATGGTTTCAGTAGAATTTTGCTCTTCAAATAAAACAAATCTTCCTAATCTTCTTGCTTGATTTCTAGAAGTACAACCAAAACCTGTTATTTTTTTGTGAATAATTCCATATTTATTCTTAGCAGCAGTATCCTCTACAGTTTCAAAATCTGGCTCTTGATTATCCATATCAAAGTAAGATACAGATACAACAGTTGATCTTGTTTTTAAACTTGTACCAGAATATATAAATCCTTCAGAAGTTACGTTAGAAAGATTGAATAAGTAACTAGCATCTGTAGGTCTATCTTGAGTAAGCGTTAAAGATCCTGCACCCCAGAATGTCATAGCTCTCATAACAGAACTAAGAGCCATTACTGTTTTGAAAGCATCTGTTCTTTTATTTAAAACTACGTTGCAACTAAATCTAGGCTCTTGACCCCCTTGACCATCATCAACTAATGCAGAAGCATAAACAGAAGCACTATAGAAAGAATATTTATCTAATTGAGCTTCAGTAATATGTTCTCCTAGTCCATATCTACTATTTGTTATGAGGTCAAACAAAATCCATGCAGGATCAGTTGTCCAATGTGTAGTTGTAGTAAGCGTTCCATTAAAAATACCAGTGTAAATTAATCTTCCATTGGTTTGATCTACAGTTGCATTATGTGGAATCTTAACTTTTATTCCACGAATCCTATATAAACGTCTTGGGATACTAGGAAATTGCTCCGCATCAAAACGCAGATAAGTATGAGCTACATTTGGATATGGCCTTTGTTCATCTATTATCCTTGTAAAAGATGACCAAGAAAATGTATCTGTTACTCTTTCACTTGTGCTATCAGCAGAATCTCTACCAACTGTTACTTGGATAGGAAAAACTGTATCTTCTCTTAAAGTAATTCTAAAATCTCTAGCATATGCACTTCTTGATTTACCTTTAACACTGAAAGCTGAAGTTGGAACTGTAAATAAGTTTAAAAATCCACCAGGGCCAGTACCAGTAATCTCATCTTTATCAAAACGAGTTGTTCTTCCGTTGTTTTCAGTAATTAATATAAATACATTAACTACAGTTCCTAAATTTTTACCATCTTTTTCATTAATATTGATAAGAGCATCAAAACGTATAGTGACTCTAATTGCATCAGTAGTAGATTGAGTTATTGTTCGAGTAACAGGTGCAGCATTTGTAACTGGAGCATTTACAGCCACTTCTGTTTCTATATCACTAATAGCTGGAATAAAAGTTTGATTTGCTGTTCCAAAACGTGAGTTAAATACAACTTGCTGAAAATTAAAGTCGGCATCTACTATATTATTTGAATCTGCCGTCTGTTTTACAATAGATGTTTTATCTAAAAATATATCCTTTAAAGATGCTCTATTGTAAGCATTAGTTCCTTTAGTAAGTCCTGCTGCTGAAGGAAAACCTTCAATCTCTCCCTCACTTAAAACTTCTATAATATTTACTGCTTGTCTACTCTGTACTGAACCTTGAATTATGGTAACAGTACCACCGCCACCACCACCACCAAACCATTTAAAAGGATTTAGTTGAATTTCTTTTGGCCCTGCTCCTATATCAACTCCAGGTATTTTAAACATTATGTTCCTCCTGAGAAGTCCTCTGTATCAATTCCTGCTGATACAATTATAGATCCAGTAAAAACCTCTCCATAAACTACTGGTATCGCACTTCCAGCGTTTATAGTATTTAAAATTCCATTAAATGTAAAACTATTTGGATCATCAAAACTAGTATTGTCTGGTGTAGGAGTTAACATTTGTGCTGCTCCCGATAATGCAAAATATAAACCTAAATTTCCTAATGCAACAGTTAAAGTACTTGCTCCTGCTGATCCTGCTATAAAACCAGTTTTAGTTAACGCTGGTGCTGCTCCTGGTAACGCTATAGCAACACCTATAAGAACTACTCCCAATAAAAATCTTCCAATACCTCTTCTAGCACCAATAGCTACAGGTACTATTTTTATTTCTTGTTGACCAATAGGAACATCTAATTCTTTATCGTTTATTTCATATTCTCCTACTTTTACACAATAGTTTTGTTCTATCATGTGTGATTGCAGAGCAGGAAAATTTGCTGTTAGAAATCTAATCGCATCTACTGTTGAATTTATTTCAGCTTCAAAAGTATTTTGTCCTAAAAAACGAGCTAGTCTGCCGTAAACTTTTATTTTACTGAGCATAGCGATACCTCTTCTTTGTACATTCTATCCATTTTTGGTC